GAAAGGGCTTGGAGCAGTTGTGTACGAAGTGTATGGGTTGCCCATGAACTTAACCGCGATGTCGGCTGCTACTTCTGCACCGAATGAAACGGTAGCGTCAGAGGCCTGTGCGCCAGTAATCGTGAAGTAGTTGGCACCGTCGAAGTCAAGAAGTGAGTATGAAGATGGCTGAGAACCAGTCGCTGAATTGTTGTAAAGACCGATAGAGTGTGAGTAAGCACCTGAGCCGGTCTTGGTGTCCGGGCCACCGAGAAGAGCAACCATGTAGTTCGGGAACGTGTCAGCGAACAGGTACGTCTTGAAGTCGTACTCGTCGTGGCGAACTCCCTGAACCTGGTCGAACACCATAGTTGGAGAACCACGGAAGGCCTCATCACGGATGAACGTCTGAGTAGGAGTTACCTGGGGCGACGTTACTGGAATGAAGACCGCGCCACTTGCTGGAAGAGTACCGCGACTCGTTTCCTTTGCTAGTCCGAAGTAACTATTGGCGGTAAGAAACTGCTGTGACATTTAGTGTTCGCTTTCTTAGTTGCTAGGCGTTGGGTCGGTAGGAGCGGTTGAAGGCTCAGAATCGGCAACTGGGGCCGTATCCTGTGACTTCGTGGTCACTGCTGAAACCCAGCGTCCGTCGCCTGGGTCTGCCGTGAGTTCATAGGTCTGTCCGGGAACAGCGAGAAGGGTCGCGTTGTCGTAAGCGATGTTGGGGTAAACACGACCTACGGTGTCGGTGTAAGTGAACTGTGCCACGTCTGCTCCTACGTATCCAGAATCTCAACGACGGAGACTCGTACTGACGAGAATACTTCACTCTCGGATGCCCCGCCATTTAGTTGACGCGGATAGTAGGAAGTAACGTCAATGTCCGCGCTACCTGGGAACACTCCTTCACCCCATTGGAAGATTACTTCCGGAGCGCCAGCGTTACGTTCAGCGCGTATTGCGTCAATCAACGAGTCCAGGAACGCTTCGTTGTCGGCTCCTGCGTCCTGCGTCTTCTTCTTCATTGAACGGAACAAACAGTCAAGGCTGACGGTGTATTCGACAGCCTTACGTCCGTTGTGAGGGCCACCCATAGCAATACGCTTCTCGGACTCTCGCTCGAAGTAGACGTACAGAATCGCTCCGGCCTGTGTTCCTGGGTCTTCACCTGCGAAGAACTCAGATTCCTTCGTGAACTTTGCCGGGAAAGGAAATACCTGCGACAAGTAAGTGATGTTTGCGTTCTCCAGGTAAGAGACAATCGCTGCTCGTACGGTAGCGCGTGACACTAAGCACGACCCCATACAACCTTGTACAGGTCGAGCAAATCGTAGGCTTGCATCTCGTCCTCAACGGAACTCTCGGCTCGCGGAGTAACTGCGGAAGGCTCGCCAACTTCGTTGATGACCACTCCGCCTTGACCGCGCTGCTTGATGAGAGCCACTACGAAGTGGATTACCGCTTGCTTGACGGTAGGGGGAAGCGCAGATACGTTCACGCCAGAACCGTGCTTGAACCGGAGCGGATTAACCAGGGGGATGGTGGTGGAAGTTCCGTCGTAGGAAGTGTCTACCTGAACGTACTCGTCGTTCATGCCATCCCAGATAGTCAAGTTCATGCCAGGGTAGATACCGAGTGAGTCGTTTACGGTAATCGTTTCGCTACCGGCTGCAGAAGTTGAGTTGGTGAATGAGTTGGCCCAGCCGTTCACGTACGTCCACTCACAGAACATCTCCCAGCCAGGGGCCCAGTTACCACCAGCAATCTGAAGTGGTCCAATCTGCAATCCGACGGACGACGTGTAAGTGACAATGAACTCTTCGCGCTCGATGGAGCATGAGTCGTTGTTGATTACTACTGGGTTCAATCCTTGACCAGGCCCCCAGCCACAAGCGAAGTTGGTTACTTCCAGAATCGGCGTGAAGTAAGGGTTGATGATTAACTGACCGTAACGGTTCGGCTTGTAGCGTCCGTTCTCTGTGTTGCTCGTAGCGTTCAACGTTCCGTACTGGCCCATCGTGTATTCGTCGGCCTTAACGGAAGCGCGTACAATCAGTTCTGAGAGCGCGCGGTCTTGGACTGCTGCGGAACCGTCTTCAATCAAGTTGGTGAAGTCAATCGCTGCTGCCGTAGCGGAGAACTTAACTTCGTCCAACGATACGTAAGGCTCTATTCTGCCACTCTGAAGATTCCATGATGCGGTAGCACCCATTAGTCGTAAACCGTTTCTCTAGCGCGTAACTCTTTTATTCTCTCATCTCTTTCACGCTGAAGCGAACCGAACGTGTTTACTCCCTGTTTCTTCTTGAGGTGAGGGATGTTGTTGACTACGATACCAATCTTGTTAGTCGGCAACGTCGCTGCGAGTATGTCGCTGTCTTCCTGGTCCGTGTAACCGGCCTCCAAGAGCGCGTCCATTGAAGGGAACACTTCCGCGTGACGGTCTTCCTCCAAGTCAATGAACCTGTCTTGCTTTCCGCCCATTGAGTAGATGAGTACGAAGTTCTCCGGTAATTGATAAACCTTCGTCATCAGGACTTCTTTGGTGTAAGCGTAGAACAGAACATCCGGTGTCTTCTCCGCTATGTAGAGCCAAGCGAGGAAGTAATCCGCGCTGAAGAAGTCTCCGGAGTCGTGGATACGTACGTACTTACCGCCTCGGTAACGCTTCGCTTGGAGTTCCTGCACCATCTGGTCGCGCCAACCTTCAAGGTCGTTGAGAACCATCTCTAACTTAGAGAGGTGTGCCTTCCTGACGTTGCTGAAGTTGAACGTTCCTGAGCGCGCGTAACACAATGAAGCGCAGATACCTGCGTTAGGACAGGTCACGAAAGGTGTTTCGTCAGTAAGACGAACGCTGAACGCCGGTAACGTCCACGTAAAGATACCGTCTTTGGCGAGTTCCCTATTCCCGTTCGTTAGTAGGTACTTCATTATCCCCCTCTGGTGTCAGGTTCGTTGAACCGCACTTGCACTTATCTCGATAAAGACCTACGAAGTTGCAGTCATTGCAACGGAATCCGCGAGCATTGCGGAAGTTAGTTCCAGCAACCGCGAAGTCTCCGGATTTCTTCAGAAGCGTTGCTTCCGGGCCGGATACATGGAACGTTCCATCTTTAGAACGATTTACTACTTTGTTACCGACCTCAACTTGGTGAAGTCCGGTGTCACTTCCAACTAATCGCATAGTTCTCCCATTGTATGCGAGCAGAGTGGGTAGTGGTCAGGGGAGGCGAACCACTACCCACTCTCTCGTTTGCTAGCAGTTACCTACTAGCGACTTTGCATCCTTAAAGGATGTTTGTGATTGCGGCCGACCATGCAGGTGCGCGGAACGCGAGCGAACCGTATTGGTACGTCGAGATGTCCCATGACAACTGAATCTGTGGCCATTCCAGAACAATCATGTCCTGAACGTTGACAACCTGAACAGTCTCGCTCACGCCACTGTCCGGGAATGGAAGTGTCTTTGAGTGGACGAGTGCAACACCTTGTGGCATGTAAGGGTGGGCCACAACGTCAACCATCTTGCCGGTTGATTCGTTCTGGATAGCCGTTACAACTGAGCCAACGGTGTAACCGTCTGAACCAGCCGTGTAGTTCAAGCGGTAGCCGGTAGGAGTACCCTGCTGCTGAATCGTCTGAGCAAGTTCCTTACGAACGCCAGCCGAGGTCAGAATCATGTCAGGGTCACCGATTACAGATGAGTACAGGTTGTAGAACACGGTCTGGAAGTCGTTACCAGGGATGCTGGTTGACAACGCACCGTTCAGTGCAACTACTGAACCTGAAACGTTCGGGTTGGTCAAGGTTGAAACGAAACCGTCGTAGCCAAGTGAGTTACCTGAACCGTTGTCTGCCGACGTTGAAGGCAGCGACGATACGAGGGCAAACGTGGTTGGCGAAACACCAGTGGTGAGTACGGTTGTACCCTTCCAGTAGTACGAGCCAGCGGTTACGTAGGTGTTGACAGCAATGGTTCCGGAAGGAATGCCAACAACCGAAGTCAACTTAATACCGTTTCCTGCTGCACCTGAAGCGATGGTACCGACTGAAACAGCCTGTGATTCGCCCTGTGAAGATGAGAAGGTAACGATTACTGGAGCGGAGGTAAGCGAAGGCAGACCAGTTCCAGTAGTTGAAGTGTCGGTAGCAGCAGTAGCCGAGAAGCCACTGATGTTGATGACGCTTGCACGTGCGTTCAGCATGTTGCGCTCTTCACCGAGCATGTGTGCCCAGATGGTTGAGGTGTGCGACAACTGACGGAGGTCGGCGTATCCCTGACCAGCGAACTGTGCAGTCATGTCTACCTGGTCAGAAACACCCTGGTTGACGTGTGACAGAACAATCTTGTCAGCAGCGTACTCAATCTTGCTTGGACGGTTAAGAGTAACTCCACCGAACTGAGCAGTTGTGCCAGTTGGGTTGAAGAACGTACTCATGTTTGGTACGCCACCAGTGTTTGAGTTCGTTACACCGAGGATACGACGGAACTCGTATGCCTGACCAATTCCACCGATACGGCTAACGCTGTTACGGAGAATGAATGAGCGAGGTACGAGCAGTGCAAGTGCTGGCTCAAGGTCGTAAGGAACAAGACCAGTTACACCTGAAGTTGAGTTGTTAAGAGGGTTAGTAAGTGTCCACTCAGGGCTAGCCTTAGTAACGCTCTGAACTGTGTCGAGGGCAGTCGTGATTGAAGAAATCTGTTCTGCTGAAAGACCCTTGGTTACGATGTCCTTGAGTTCACCAACACGGTCTGCGACTGTGGTGTTCTTCTGGATGGTTGCACCGTTGAACGAGTAAGCACCGCTACGAGCAGCCTGGTGGCAAACGCTCATTGCAGACTTGTAAGCCTCGAAACGGTCAAGACGCTGTTCGGCTGGGAGTCCGCCAAATAGTTCGTCAATGGATGGGGCAGTAAGTGCCATTTGAATTTCCTTTGAGGTTGTGGTTAGTTGCGAAGGATTCGCTCAGCGTCGGCTACTGCGCTCGCAGCCTTGGCCAAGTATCCAGCCTTCATGGATGGGTCAACTACTTCGCTTGCCAGACGCTTGTAGCGTGCTGCTTCCGCTTGCAGTCGTTCAGCGTCGGCAGCCTTAGATGCCTGTGCCTGTGTTGCTCGAAGAACGGGTCCTCCGGGCGTAGCCATCTCACGTACCTCTTCCAGCGCAGCCTTTAGTGCTTGCACACTCTCTTGCTGTTCTGCGAGTGCCGTCTTGTAAATGGCAATCTCCTCATCTACTCCGAGAGCCTTGCGAATCTCGTTCCGTAGTTCGGTCTTGGTGTCTTCGCTTGCGTCTTCTGCGCTCGCTGACTTAATAAGGTCTGCTGATACTCCGAGTCCAATGTAGGCCATCGTGTCGTCTCCTGTTGTAGTGGTTGTAAATGGGTTAGTCGTTTCGTTCTCGTCTGCTTCGTGTTCCCACCAGCAGAGGAACAGTTCGAGAGCCTGAGTCAACTGGTAGATGTCGCATACTTCGTTCTCTTCTCCACTGGCCATCTCGTCGAGTTCGGCCTTAATGAGGTTGATGAGAGACTGACGCACTGCTGCGAGGTCGTCAGGGTCGTGCTCCATCTCCTTAACAACGTCTGCGTCAACTGCCTTCCAACTCTCAGGAAGCAGGTCTTCCTTTCCGAGTGCTTCGGCGCGAGCCTTGATGTGTGCCTTGGTCTTGGCCTTGTCCTTAGCGCGTCCGAACGCTTGGATGGCTTTCTTCAAGTCGCCTACGGTCTTGATTGGGTAAGAACCGTCGGGCATTGCTTGACCCTTGTCAGCCAAGTTCTGACGCTGCTTGTCGGAGTAGTCCTTCTTCTCGACTTCCGCGTCTGCTCCCTTGCCACTTTCGCCTTCCTGGTTCAGTTCGTCAAACAACTGTTCCGCTTCAGGGTTCATTGGCCATACTTCGGGGTGCTTACCGGAGCCATCGCAAACAGGACAAGCGTCGTTGGTGTCGGCCTGAACGCCGGTACCGGAGCAAGCAGGGCAAAGCGTTACTGCTGGGTATGGGTCGTCCGAGTCCTTAGCAGCAGGGACATCAACGATGTTCAACTCTTGGTTGATGTTGGCTGAGTCTGCGTGGCTCTGCTGAGTGTTCGGAATGAGTGGCTCCAGGTCAATGCCCTTAACGAGTTCAAGGTTCTCGCCTACTGCCTTGGCAATCTCTACGGTTGCGGTTGGGTTGGCTGGACGGTCTACGAGCGACACTTCAACAATCTGTCCACCGACGATACGGCCGTTAGGAGCCTTCTCGTCCTTAACGATTCGTGCTTGTTTGATACCGATGGAGTACCCCTTCAAGACTTTCTTCTCCACCTTACGTGCGGTGTTGTCGTCCACTACTTCTGACTTCAAATACCAGTCTTCTCCGTCAGCGTTCAGTTCAAGACCGATACCGGCTGCGATGGAATTGTGCATCTCACGAACGTTCGCACCAGTAGCCAACCACTGTGGCATTGCAGTCTTCAACCAGTCAGGGTCGCAGATTTGCTGGTCGAGGTCGAGGTCTGGGCCAGTTGCTTTACCGTAAACGAACAGAGCACCATCGTCTCCGCGCTTGCAGGTTATGTCACCAAAGCCAACGTAAGTGATGTCTTGAGTCATTGTTGAAATACTCCTCTGTTAGTTACTAGAGATTACAGCGAGAACAGTGCATCGGCAATTCGGATGAGCCGGTGGAACGTCGTCGGATAGGTCGTGAGGATTTGCACTCTCTTCATCTAAGCACACTTCGCACGTCAATCCGTCGTCATACGCGAACCACTCGAACTGAGTAAGTCCGGACGCTGCGTACTGGTCTACTGCTGCTGAGTTGTACGCGTAGTTCGTTTCAGTAACCGCGATGGTCATGGCGCGCTGAGGGTCTTGGATGATTGCGTTGATGTCCTTGGCGATTGACTTCGCTGGGTCACCGGCGCTGATTCCGTTGACGATTGCGTTGGTGATTCTCTTAGTGGTGGTTTTACCGATTCCGTTGGCTGTTGCTTTCGTTCCGTTGAGGACGTTGAGCATACGTCCTTCGGTAATCATTGACGCTGCTAGTGGATTGCCAGGTTCCCATGAATCCCAGTCAAAGTTCACCGATGCCTTCGACAAGTCCGATACGAGGGAGGCTCCGTCGCCCATTTCTCTCACCGCGTAAGCACTTCCAACGAACCCTGAGTCGAGAGCCATCTGCTCCAGCGACTTCTGTAGTGGAAGCGTATCCACCTTGATGTTCTGAGCAACGGCTAATCGTGCTGCGGAAAGGTCGTCGTCGGCTGCCTTGTTGGAAGACTCCATAGCCTGTTTAATCGCTGCTTCAACTCCGGTAATGCTGTTAGCGAGAGCCTGCTCAATGATGGGAGCGTAATGTTTCTCCACCATCAACTTGTGCTTGATTCCAGGAACGTCGCTTAACGCTCGCTTAGTAAGCAAACCTTTTGGGGTATCAGTTATCTCGCTGTTCAGATAACTCGCAGCCCAGTCGTAAACGCTTTCCGGCATGGGAGTAACTCCCTTGACGATGAAGTATCCCTGCTCGTTCAACTTGTCAGCAACTTCTTCCGGAATGGTAACGAAGTCAAACGCCCTCCACTTGCCGTTCTTGTGTCGTGATTTTACGAAGCGCGAGAACTCCCGGATTTCTTCCCTGCTTACAGACTTCTCCGCGTCATCTACGTCAGACGACGACGCTTTGCTTTCACCGACGTTCTGTGAACCTTTGCCTTCGCTGTCTTTGCCCTGGCTACCTTTGCCTTTCGAGCCTTCCGCGTCTTTGCTTTCTTCGCTGACGTTACCGCTACTTCCGGCCCCAGAATCCATTTCGTCATCAGTCGCTTCCGTTCCCTTCTGTTCTACTGTTTCACCAGATTCGTTGACTTCCAGCAATCCCTTAAGGAAGACCGGACTACCGCCAGCACCGAGGATGAACGGTTCGTCTGCTTCCGGCATGTCGTACAGAGGCATACCGAGTTCACCGCGTACGTCGTTCATGGTCATCTGACCGGAGTAGAGCGAAGTCTGGTAGGCCGTCGACTTAGCGTTCAGAGTGGCGATGTTGTCGTTGTCGTCGTCAAAGTGGAACGTGATGTTCTTGTCCGCTCCGAGGAACCGGCGTGACAGCGTGTTGATTGTCTCAACGAGGAACGATTCCAATGGTTTCTGAGACGTGGTGAGTGCCTGTTGTGCTTCACCTTCACGCTCACCTGCTCCACCAAGACCGCTACGTGGGATGATGCCCAGAGTTGATGGCGATACGCCGAAGATTGTGGCGATACGCAGGATGAGGAAGTTGTCGTAGTCCGTCTTGTAACGCTCGTCAATGGTCGGAGCGAACGTTGGCTTGAATCCGCGTGGAAGCACTTTCATCTTGTGACGCTCGCCAGTCTGACCGGACATCTTGTCGTTGAACACGCGTTCCCATGCAGCAAGACGCGTTGGTTCCATTTCGTCGGAGTCCGTCTCGAAGAAAGCCATAGGCGCGGAACCGTTGGAGTATTCCGATTTCATCCACATCTGGCGTTCCAAATAAATCGTGGCGCTAGGAACTGCTTCTTCTACACAACTAAATCCGTAAGGTGACCACGTACGACGGTTGCGAACAAAGTAGGCCAACTGGTCGCGCATGTATTCGCCAGCCTTACCTTCTCCCGAGAAGAACTCTCCGTCGCTCTCCGGTGAACTTTGATACTCGCCTCGTGGAAATCCCCAAAGAATCTGTTGGTATGCAGGAGCCGGTGGAGCAGGAACAGCGCCACGATTGTCCAGGAGAACCTTGATGGTAGGAGCGTCAATGATTTCAAAGCCGATTACGTTCTTACCCAAATTGTAGCGAGGATATACCGGCGTTCCGTCGAACACGAAGTGTTGCCATAGGAACTCAGTCATCCACTCAGTGAACGTACGTCCGAGTGTTGGGTACGGGTTCTCCCAGAACTTTCGGAGTTCAACAATCTTCTCGTCGTACAGTTCGCGAGCAATCTTGGCTGCTTTAGCGTGAGAGACGTTCTGCTCAGACATCATCTGGAAGATGGTTGCGTCCTCTACGTCGAACGACCATTCCATCTTGGTGATTTCAGAAATTTTGATTTCAATGCAACGGTGGATGATGTCAATCTGGTCAGCCATTGAACGCAGTACCGTCCACGGTGTTGACTGCATATTGAGGTCAAGGTTCCACGCGACGGGGTATTCCCACAAACGAGGAAGCGCACGTCCAGAATCGTCAAATACGGGGTCTAAGGGAGCAGGTAGGAACGGTGCTGATGGGCCTAACTGAGCCCCGAAATCGTAGGAGAAGCGCGGAAGCGGATTGGCTTGGGTTCCTGGTGACTGAAGCAGTCCTTGTCCACCACTGCCGGGAGACTGCATCATCTGTGAAGGCATTGCTGCTGAAGTAGTCGCGTATCCGGTTCCACCGTAAGGTGTCATTCCCATGTTGTTTCCGCTCGCCTTGATTACCTCTTCGGCGATTCTCTTAACGAGAGCGTCTTCGTTCTTTTTGCGACTGAATAGAGCCATTATCCCTCTTCGTTAGATTGTTTTATTGTAGTGTTGAACCGCAGTGCGAGCAAAGCGAAAGGCCTTCAGCGTTAGGCATGTCGCACTTCTGACACAACGGAGCGATGGCGTTGAAGTAGCGGTCGGCGGAAGCACCAATACCAATGTCCAATGAAGCGAAGCCATGAACGAGCGCGTCCAATCTGTCGGGTGAGTAGTCGGACTGGTCTGCGACCCATGTCGTCATCTGCTCTTCCAACTCAGGGAACGTTCCATGATGGCTAATCCTTCCCTGCTCGTAGAGCGCAGCGACTGGTTCGGCGCGCAGTACCTTTCCGCGCTTGGCTACTACACCACGATACGGAATGTTTCCGCGTATCTGGTGGATGATGGTTTCAATCATCTCTCCGCCCATGTTCGTTTCACCGATGATACGGCTGGCCTCAAACTCGTCGTAAGCCTCAATCGCTCGACGCGCCCATCCAGCAGGAGACAAGCGACAACTCCGGTCAGCGAGCACGTAACCGCGTCCGTCCACTCCTTTCCCGACAACAACGATTCCTGTCTCGTCCGACATCTCGTTACTGGTTGCTGCTGGGTCAATCGCTACAACGACGCGCACCATGTCCGGTAGTTGCTTGACTCGCGTAGCGTCAATGCTGTCCATTGTCCATAGAGCGCCGGGAGTATCTTCCAACACTTCCGCGTAAAGTTCCTGACGACCAAGGCGAGTTCCTTCGTATCTGGCGCGGAGTTGGTCAAGTGCTGCTGATGGCAGGTTTGCTGCGTTGTCGAACGTGGAACCACGTACTACGCGTACCGTTCCCCTCTCGTTGGCGACAAGTTCTTTAATCAGTTTCTTCGGCTGAGGCGTTGTAGTAATGATGGTCTGCGGATTGTCACCAAGACGGAGCGTGAACTGCAACTGTTCGTACGTCTCCGGGTAACGCCAGGCTGCCAACTCGTCGCACCAGGCTCCGTGAAACTGAGGGCCACGTAAACGGTCTGGCTCGTCAGCGGAGAACATCTTTATGAGCGAACCGTTGGTGAGTTTCATCTCACCCATTGAACGGTTGTAATGCTTCAGTACGCCGTAGCGTCTGAGAATGTTTACAAGACCCGACTCACCTTCGGCGCAGGTGTCGCGTACGTCACCGAACGTTGCTGCCACAACCGCCCACCTGGTATTAGGAAATCTAACGGACTGCCAAGCAACCCATTCCGCAGCAGTGCGCGTCTTACCTGCACCACGACCAGCAAGATACAGATAAACGTTCCAATCTTTCTCTTCACTCGGTAATTGCTCCGGCCGTGCTAGTTCCTTCTCCCAAAGAATCCGTGACGCTGCTATGGTTCTCAAGGATGAGTCGGAGTCGGGCGACTTCGGACTCGATTGTTCCTGTGTCATAGACGGTGGCCTCCACCTGCATCTTCGTCGGAGCGTACAAACCAAGATACTGCGCTCGTTGGTTCATTATTTTCAACACTCTGTCCACAGCAGGATACTCGCCGTTGAGTGCCTTTGGCCAGACTGCTCGTTGGAGTCTGTCGAGCCTGTCGAGTTCCATCTCACGTAGTTCCTCAGAACCGGCGTTCGTCAGCGTTCTCTTGAGCGCACGGCCGTAGGCTAGGTATGCGCCTTGTGGAGTGGCGTATCCAGTCGCTCTGGCAATCTCGTCATAGGTCGCACCGGCTCTGCGTAGTTCAAGAACTTGACGTTCCTTTTCTAGCAGTTCGGGGTCTGGATTTCTATTCGCCATAGTTCTAGCGTATCTTGGGTTTGTTTCTCATCTGACGAAGCACGACGTGCGCTCCATAGACCCATCCGGTCTTCTCTTTAACCTGAATGAACTCTGGGTATGTGCGGACAAGGTGTCCGGCTTCACGTATCTTCTGCTCCATACGGTCTTCAATGCTTCCGAAGCCACCTTTGGAGTAACGACGGCAGTCAGGGAGAATCCATAAGTCCACGATGACGATGCCGAACTCCTTTATGTTTTGAGCCGTCCAGCAGAGGTCATCAATCATCTGCGCTCCTTCATCGAAGCGTAAGTGTGATTTCTTGACAATCCAGGCTCGTCCATCGGCAAGAACGTTGGTCTTGTAGTGGTCGCATCTGAAGATTGGGTTGTCGATTCCAGCCCATCCGCCGAGGTAGCAGTTATTCCGGTCACAGACTTTGGACAACTCCTCCGCTCTCATCAGGAACTTTTCCATCGTGAGTGGTGTGTCAAAGCGTTCTTTATACATCTTTTGATTCGCCATCGTGATTGGCAACGGAGATGTGGCTCGGTCATAGTTACGAAGTTCGGTTACGTCCTTTAGGTCGTCCACGAGGAACATCGCCCATTCGCCTTCTTCCATCATTTCCAGCGCATAATTTCTGTTGTACGCCAGACCCTTCGGCTGATTTGTGACGATTATCCGTTCAGGATTGACCCTTCCGCCGTCTATGAATCCTTGTCGCTGCTCTTCCGTGTGGCATAACACGATGTGGTCGATGCCCTCAGCCTCAAGTAGTCCTGAAGTTGTAATGCTGTCGAATCGGTCGTAAGTGAATACGAATACTCTCATAACGTTCTCCCCTGA